TTGTATCAATATCCAATCAATACGAAAAGAAAACGTATGATCTGTTCCACCAGCATCAGTAAATATAAAGTTTCCGGTTACATTTGGATTGGTGACTCCATCAGTGTGTGCCGAAAAACCTAAAGCAGGTAGTGGTACTCCGGTGTCTTCATCACCACCCGAAAAAGTGAGATTAGTAGGGTCTTGGTATCTCCAAGTATTATTAGTCTTGACTGCGTTGTAGGAAATCTCACTCAAATTGAAAAACAATCTGGGCGTTATCGTTTTACCAGATGGACTCCAATCGCTGGCGGCCGCGTTGACATTATCAAAGTACGGAAGGGCCCTAAACTCGATTGAACCCAAAGTACCAATCGAACCAGTGCTCTGAAAGTTACAATCGCCATTGGCGTCAATGGTAATTACTTGACCACTTGAACCAGCAACTCTTGGTAGAGTGTATGCCGGAGTATTCGGTGAGTTCAACTCATCGAAAAAACCAACTCTTCCTGGCGAATCATCTGTTAATTTAAAATCTGGCATAATTTATTGAATTGGTTTCGTAGTGATACCTGGCTTAACACCAGCACTATCGGTATGTAGGTGATCAACGAGACTGACTCCCTTTGCAACCACATCAACTGTGGCAGTGATCGTTCCGGTTACGTCAACGTTGTTATTTATTTTAGTTACGGCCGCAGTTATGTTTTGATCACCAGCGACAGTAATTGTCTGTCCTTCTTCTCCAACCGTAATTTTCTGTCCTGTTCCAACATTAACTGTCTGTGCTGTTCCAACTGTAACTTCCATATCTTCCAAAACCTCTAATTTATACTTTTTACACTTTGTGTTAATGTTACCATCAACATTTAAGTTTAAGTCTCCTGTAATATATATATTCTTATTTTGAATAACCACCTCGTAAGAATCTCCTACTATCACAACAGATCGATCTCCGTAGTGCTCCCCATTGGTTTCTCGGGCATTGACTTCATCATACGATCCAGACTTGTGAAAGACCGAGATTCTTTCCTTTCCGCTCGTATCATCAAACTCTAAGACATGACCAGACTCGCTCTGATATACATGATTGTTTGGATAGATCGGAACAACGTTATCTGTCAAAGAAGGAAGAGTCCAAGTTTTGCTCGTATCCTTAGAAGTTATCGGAGGAGCCGTCGGAGTAATCGAAATATTAGATCGAGAATCTTTGCTCTTATAAACTGCGGAATCCTTGTAATCCTTTCGAGCAGGTTGAGGAGTATCTGGTTTAGTGAGAGTATCCTCTAGCGGATAAACCTGATCCGGATCGGAAAATCCCTGAGAGTATTCCGGCCGAGCTTCGAACATCGATGGAATAGATCCCATAATAACTGGATCCTGTACGTTCGAACCATCACGAAAGAAACCAATGACCCAAGAACCTTGAACGAGACCAGTTGCGGAATAACCAATACCTGATGTCGAAGCCGACGTAACAGGCATCATCACGTTCGCCCAAGGAAGATCTTCGGTAGGAATGTCTCCCTTATTGTCACTATGATAACCAAAGCAACGAACACGATAACGACCCATTTCTTCGGGATCGTTTACATCTTCTACTACTCCGGTGAACCAAAGGAAATTACCACCAACAAAACTGTCTCCGTATTCATTCATTGAGACTATAAACCGCCTAGAACTGGGCCGAGTCCCACATTAGCGCTGAGGCCGCTCGAAAGGATTCCACCCGAAGATAAAGTTGTCGATCCATTACCAATAGACGAATCGGGGCCCAAATCAACCGAAAAGGAATCTCTCTTGACTCGAAGATTCACGTAATATTCATCATCTGAAAATTCATGAATTACCGATGTGATTAAATATTTACCCGAAAGAAATTTATTTTTATGATCCTGTTCTTTTCGAACTAATGGGTCTATGTTTTTGGGAAATATTAATTCTATTTTAGTTCCGGCAGTAAGTCTTAAATTTCCATTTAATCTAATATCATGGGTAATTGTATCAGAAAGAGCGTTATATGCATTTATAAAATGCCGTGATATTTTACTCATATTGTTATAATTAGAGTTTCCGTCAAATGCCTTTGAGTTGACCGAAATATATTCACAATGTGCCTGAGTGAAATCTGTCAGTTTTTGATCTCCGATCAAAAACTTATCGGACAATATTTTATTTCCCTCTAAAGAAGGCAGACCTTTATCCAAAAAGTCCTTTTGGTAGTTGTATTCGAAATTTGTGTAAGTCTTATTACCATAATCTAGGTAATTGTTTTTTGAAGCAAAGGCTCCTCTTCGTGATTGAATACTTTTGTTCAGTTTTAGATCAGAAGAAACACTTAATATTCTTTGATCACTTTGACGAAAATTGCTTTCGGCCTGCTCTAATGAAGAGTAATTGAAACCTTTAACGTCATAATAGGTATTATAGACTTTATTGTCTTTACTTACCAAATACGACATTGATTTGAAATTAAATGAGCCATCTACAGTTTGGTAAAGAAAAAATGGTGAAAATGTATTTTCCGAATAAGTTTGTCTACGAAACCATTCAATCACATCCAAAGGCCTTTGATTTGAAATGATTCCTTGTGAGGTGCTAATTCCTCTGTGTTCTTCGGATGTTTTAAATTTCGATTTTATCAAGTTAAGTTCTTCATAAAATATTTTTAAAATTTCTTCTGATGTGTTATTATTGTAAGACCTCGATATTTTCTTTTGATTTGAGATATAGGATTGTTCTGATATAGCAAGGAGAGATATTGCTTGAGTATATGCTTGATTTTCTGATGATCCGAATGTAGGATACTCGTTTACAAAAAAATCAATTTCTATATCTATATTATCTTCTCCGTTTTCCCCATTTGATAATCTCTTATAATCAAACTTAATTTTTATTTTTTCTTGACCGATTATGGGAAAGTCTTCAATAAAATTTGTACTATCTTTTAGTGTAAGTTTTAACGTTAAAGTATTCGAATATAAACTTTCATTAATGACCATTCTAGTTGATATATCTAATACATCAGCTTTCTCACCCCTATAGTTTGTTATAATAATAGACTTGATCCGATATGCAGACGGAACAACGGCTAAATTTTGTGAATCTAAATTTTTTCCTCGTATTCCCATTACGAATTAATCAGGTTTTCGTACTTCTCAACAAATCCTTCAATAAATTCTGGTTTTACAAATCGGATTTGTCTACGAGCTTCATTCTTTTCGTATTCATATTCAAACCAACTTTGAAAATTGCTTATACTTCCCACACCACGATTGGTGTGTAGAGCATCGTAAGTTCCAATGTAACTAGTTTCTTCTGGAGAATCCGCTGCAAGAGGAGTGGTAATTGTGTTGTATATTGTTGTAAATCGGTAAGGAGCGTTTAATAGTTCGTCATATCCTTTGAGTGGTGTATAGGTGTATGACGAAAGATTGCTTTCAAGGAGAGTATCAACATCCGCAGTAATTGCATTGATAGACTTAAGATAATCAGTATAAATTTTCAACCATGTATCCTTTTGAACTTGCGTTGCGGTAGAAGAAAATCCAAAGTGATATGTTTCGGTTGGTGTTGGACTGTCATCAATATCGTAGAAACTAATTGAAGAGGCTTCATGTGTTATAAGTTGCAACATGAAATCATCATACCGTTCAATCTTTGCGGTGTCCTGTAGTGAAGTTCCAGACTTCACCCATCTCAAATAATCATAGTTGAGATCGAGACCATTGAGCATATTTCGTGTATTATCTTCTGGACTATTGGCACTTGATATTTCTGTTGCACTTGTTGCAAGGTTGGGGAGAAACAAAAATGCTCCGTGATCATCATACTCCTGCTCTAAACCACGATGAAAGTCTATATATGACTTATACCACTGGTTAAATCCATCCTGAAGAAAATCATTGATGATGAAGAATGTCCAATAGTAATCTGGTGTTTTATATAATTTATGAGAAACTATGTCGGGCCTTTCTCCATCTTCTATATCATAGAAAAGATAAGTTGAATAGTCATCCGTTCGTATTGTATCTACATCTACATGACGATAGATATCGACTCTCCGAGTAAACTCTTTTGTTTCCTGAAGATCGTATTGTATTTTTGGAAATTTTTTAAAAAACGCCATCCTATTTTATTTTTAATTTTAGATTCCCAAATTCGATTGATCATCGGCCACCCTAAGTTTCCCTATACGAACACTACTAGTATCTTTATACTTTGCCATATCGTCTATATCTGTCCTTGTTAAAACTCTACTTTCTTGATAAGTTAATGACATATCAACTTCTAATGGCGCACCATCTGCGTGAAAGGCATTTGTTGTTGAGTTAAAATTTGTTTCAACAGATACAAGATAACATTCATATATTCCGGGTATAAATGTATTATCTGCTCCATGTCGATCCAAAAAATTAATATGCCATTTTGGTGGAAATCTTAGAATTAGGTTTTGGGTAGTAGGATCAGAATCAGCGTAAACATATTTCCTAAACAATCTATGAATCTCGTTGACTCTGCGTGACTCTTCAGCTGAAGAAGCCACCATTTTAAAGGAAAATGTAAAAGATCTAATTGAATTTCCCGTAAATGTCGTATTTGTATTTGGATTGAATATTCTTCTACCCAATACTTGAGTTGTACCTCTTACACTTTCCGGTACAATAGGTAATGAAGAACCAACTGCCTTAGCTATTTCTGCTGCTTTTAAATTTTGAACTGCTTCGCCTCCACTTTTTAAAACACTTGCGGTGATCGACGCAAGATCTCGATTCGAAGCTCCAGAATCTACTTCATTTTTTACAATATTCCCAATTGTGTTGAGATCTATTGTACTATAAGTCGCCGAATCGTTAAAAGCAATGTTCGGCGGACAAGGGAAAAAAACAGATTGATAAAATTTATTATCATTATCCTCTACAGTAAAACTTATACCATGATATCCATTAGCAAAATCTAAATCAAGAGGATAAATTAAAGGAGAGGACGATTGTTTGGATAAATAATTTTTATGGGGATCTGATCCAAAACCAAGTGAGGACTTAACAGAATTGACTGAACTTGATAATTGCGATTTTGCGTTTCGGGCCAACGCATTTGCCTGTTTTCCAAAGCCTGTTTTTTTAAATAGATTTGCCATAAATAAAATAGGTATATTGTTGTTATTTATAAGATAAAATGGCGTATAGGGGGAGATATAAAGTAAAGAATCCAGAGAAGTATAAGGGTAATCCAACTCAAGTTATCTTTAGATCCTTGTGGGAGAGACAGGTATTTAAGTGGTGTGACTCAAATCCTGATGTTCTTCAGTGGTCAAGCGAAGAGATTATCGTTCCCTATCGATGTAAAACAGATAGAAAACTTCATAGATACTTTCCTGATGTATATATTAAGACAAAAGATAAGGAATATTTGATTGAAATTAAACCGAAAAAGGAAACCAACCCGCCTAAATCACGTAAAAAAACAAAACGTTACCTCAACGAAGTAATGACCTACATTAAGAACACCTCGAAATGGGAGGCTGCCGAAGAATATTGTGCAGATCGAGGCCTCATCTTTCAAATCTGGACAGAAGAAACTTTGAAGGGAATGGGGATTAAATTGTTGACCTAATCATATAAATAGATTCATATGGCCAAATCTCATTTTGACAAACTTCAAGCAGATGCTTTTCGTTCAGGTGTTACACCTCGAACCGAAGAGTCGTTGAAGTGGTTTAAAAAACGTCTTAGTAGTATCACAACAATCAATCGAAATAAGATACTGAAAGATGAGAATTTGATCAAGGTGAACAAACCTCTCACTGGGCGTATGTTCATGTACTTCTACGATCCAAAGACCAAGGAAACTCTTCCATACTACGATAAGTTTCCGCTCATCCTTATGGTTGATAAAGCGCCAAAAGGTTTCTATGGATTGAATCTTCACTATCTTGACCCAAAGAGAAGGGCGATCTTCTTTGATAGGTTGAGAGATTACATGACCAACAAGAAATACAATCGAAGTACAAAATTTAAACTATCCTATGGTCTTTTGTCTGGAGCTAGTAAACTCAAAGAGTTCGAACCCTGTTTCAAGAGATATCTCACGTCACACATCAAATCAAGAGTATCTGAAGTTCCGGCAACTGAATGGGAAGCCGCACTTTTCATGCCGACCGATCAGTTTGTAAAGAACAAGAGGCAAACTGTCTGGAAGAAATCACGTAAACTCATAGCATAATGTCTTTAGTTAAAAAAATTCAAGGTACTATAAGTCCAACGACCATAGACGACTTCAAGTCAGTCATTGGTCGAAGAAGTGGATTGGCCCCGGCAAATCGTTTTGCGATCTTCATGTCGCCACCTTCTCAGACTCTTCTGAATTTGGATTTGCAGAATGCAGCATCAAACCTTTTGAGTGGTAACTTTGGGCCAGGCCAATTTGTGAATGATCCAAGAGACGTTGCTATTCTTTGTGAGAGTTGTTCTTTGCCTGGCCGCCAGATACAAACTTTAGATAAACAACACATGAACTATCGTCAAAGTATAAAAATTCCTCAAGGATACTTCAACGAAGATGTGAACTTTGTTTTCCACCTGACCAACGATTATCACATGAAGAAACTTTTTGACCGTTGGCTTGATATGATCGTTAATTCTGAAACCTATAATATTGCATATAAAAAGGATTTTGTAACTGACGTAACTATACAACAGTTAAATCAAAGGAATGTTCCGGTATACGGTATTAAATTGAAGAACGCTTTTCCGGTAACAGTTAATACAATTGAACTAGATAACTCTTCTACCGAAACACAAAAATTGAATGTCACACTGACATACGAAGACTATGAAACCGAAGGATCCATTGCCTCCTCCATCGGTGGTGTTAAAAATATAATTGGAGGCGTGCTTAATAGATTGATATAGATTATGCCATTACCAGTATTAGAAGCGCCGAAGTACAACCTAGTTGTACCTTCGACAAAAAAGAAACTCAAGTATCGTCCTTTTCTTGTAAAGGAAGAAAAGATACTTATGATTGCTCAAGAATCTGAAAACGAAACTCAGATACTTCAAGCAGTAAAGGATATTATTGAATCATGTACCTTTGAGAAGATCAATGTTAATAACATACCAATGTATGATATTGAATATATCTTTCTTAAGATCAGATCAAAGAGTGTGGGTGAGGTTGTTACCTTTCAGCTGAAGTGTGATGAGTGTGGAGAATATAATAAAGTAGAACTGAATCTTGAAGACGTTGAAGTTCAGTTTCCGGAAGAGGAGATCGATCCTAACATTAAATTGAACGATTCAGTAGGGATTACATTGAAACCGATCAACCTCTCTGATATAACAAAATCGAAAGGAAAAGATGCGATCTCTGTGGCAATAATTTCATCAATTGACACAATATACGATTCTGATAATGTCTACAGTGCTTCTAGTTGTTCAAAGAAAGAACTAGACACTTTTGTAGATTCTCTTTCACATCAACATTTAGAAAAAATACAAGAATTCATTTTAAACCAACCAACCCTCAAACACACTATTGAATATACATGTGAAAAATGTGGACATAAAAATTCTTACGAATTGAGTGGTCTACAATCTTTTTTTACCTAAGCCTTTCTCACGACTCCTTAGCGAACCACTATCAAACTAACTTTTCGATGATGCAACATCACAAATATAGTTTGACTGAACTCGACAATATGATTCCTTGGGAAAGGCAAATATATGTTTCAATGTTGTTAGATTACATCCGAGAAGAAAACGAAAGAATAAAGAAAAATGGCTGAAGAATCATCATTTTTAGGAGTCATAGAAAGACTTAAAGCAGAAGGACAATTGGATCGCAATAGCGGATCAAATTCCATTAAGACCCTCAAAGAGATAAACGTTGAAGGATTTAATAGTTTGTTCAATTCTATGAACGAGTTGGTTGACTTCTTTAAAGACAATGCTCTTCAAGATGAAGAGAATCGTCGAGAGATGTTGAAAGCTCTGGAGGATGACGATCAAAAACAAGAAACCCCCATCTCAGAAGGCGAAGAGGCGTTTTCATTCCTAAAAGGTTTGGGTGCAGCTTCCATAGGCAGTTTCGCTTTGACCGCGACTTCAGATTTTATACAAGGTATTTTTGAAGGAATGACGGGAGCATATATGAAATATTTTAAGAAAGTTACCTTTATACCAAAGAGATTACTACTGGATCTTCCTCGTTTCTTATTCTCTGAATTGCTCACTGAATTGAAAAAATTGCCAAGGTTTCGTCTTTTATCCCTTCGGCTTTTCCAATTTAGATTATATATACAAAACTTGGACTCAAGTATAAAGGAATCTTTACAAGGACTAAAAAGACTTGAGGATTCAGTTAAAGGGGGGCTAAGAACAACTATTATTGTTTTTACAAAAGGTATATCTTCTGTCGTATCTGCATTTAGAGGATTAATCTATTTATTTACGGGTAGTAGTCTAAAAGAGGTGAAAAACCTTGGACGTGCTTATAAGACTCTATTTCAATCATTCAAGTCTGCTGTTACTGGATTTATTGGTGGCATTCCCTTCATAGGGAAGTTTTTAAAAAACTTTTCAATATTCACTGGAGGGTTTAAGTCTACTCCTCTTCTACGAAGTATTTTCAGAGGTTCGGGTAAACTCATTGGCCGTTTAATTCCGGGCCTTAATTTAGTTTTAGGTATTATAGATGCATTA